GCAACGATCGTCTGCACCATCGTAATGATCTGACGAGTCGAGTGCGTACGAGACGGGTTGGCCGGATCAATCCCCAGGTACGTCGTCTTCTGGAACACGGTGTTCGTGTTCATCCCCTGCGTGGTGACATTGGCCAGGACAAGCGTCACCGGAGTGAGCGTGTTCGAGACCAGTGTCCAGCCAGTTGTATCCGGGAAAGCCGTATTAGCATCCAGGTTCACCTGACTGCCCGGTACCACGGGACCATCCGTCCCACCTGAAATTAAGGTATAGGCTGCGAAAAGGAACTTCGCCTCCGGGTTGAAGCCAGCCGGAGAGAAGCTTTCCTTGGTTCCATCGGCGTAGGTGACGACTGCCTGACCATTCAGATAGTCGCAGTGCCAGTTCGTCTCGATGAGTGTCGGATGATGAGCGAGGATGTATTGCTCGGCCCACCAGGTGATATCCGCGTAGCCCAGATCACTTTCCTGGATCAGCACAGTCTGTCCGGCCGGTGCCGGAATCTGTGCCGCCAGCTGCTCATTGTTGAGCGAGTTACCGGTGATGATCTGGCCGGAGGTAAAGCCCACCGTATCACTGTAGCCGGAGCTGCTGCCCGGACTCGCCCACCGGGCAAACGAGCGCAGTTGCAAACCGGGACCGTTCTTGTAGGCGCTGGAGATCACATCACCCAGCGACTGGTTACCCGAACCAATCCTGCTGGAGGCCACCGTCGATTTCAGGTAGTTCGCACGCTTGTTGACATCCCCGGCCATGTTGTACACGACCGAGGAGACAAAGGTTTCTGAGCCGCCGCCAAAGAAGCCCATATCAGCCCAACTGGTTGTTGGTCTTCAGCGCAGTCAGGACCGTATCGAGCGAGGCATTGGTGAACCCGTTCGGAGGCACCAGACCTTCATCGATCGTCTTCATCGTGATCCATGCATCCGAGAAGATCTTCGATGCCTTCACTTCAGCGTCCCGCTGGTAGCTGATGATCTGCTGGGCGTAGAGCTTCTTCTGGGAACCAACCGAACCAGTCACCACCGTGCCATCGGTACGGGTGTCCATCGTCTGGGCACGTTGTCCTTCGGTCTGTTCCGAGACGAGCCCCTGTTGCTTCTGCACGAGCGTGAGCTGAGCAGGCAGCATATTGTCGTTCTGGAACTTGAGCTGACCATACTGGGCGTCTTCCGTGCCGATCTTGGCCTTGGTGAGAGCCAGGGTGACCTTGGCCGTCTCCGCTTCGATGCGTGCCCGCACTGCCTGGTACTTGATCGTCTCCAGCTGCACACGAGCAGTGACCGCGGCGATCTGCGCATTGACCGACTGCCAGTACGCAGCATCCCGGCCAAGCAGGTATTGCACCGCATTCTGGAGCACTGCACCGGTCAGTGCTGAATATGCCTTGGTGTACTCTGCTCCGGTGATACGGCCCTTCTCATACTCGTTCTGGAGCTGCGCTTTCAGGCCCTGCATCATCACATCGAACGTGCCCGTGCCATCGGTCTTGCCGTTGGTGAAGTCTGCGTTCGTGAGCTTGGCGACTTCCTGATACGCCGGGGAGTCCGTATCGGAAGCCACTTTGTAGATGTCGGCCGTCAGGTCCAGCGGCTCGACTGCAATGGGTGTCCCAGCCATCAGGAGGCTGTAGACCAGATTTGCATCGGTATCAATACCGTACGGTGCAGGCATGTTCTTTTCCTTGGCTCAAAACAAAAGACCCGCCCAGTAGATGAGCGGGCCTCTTTTCATGAAAGACGGCGGCTTTACTCGCCCGGTGCTTCGATGGAACCGGCTGCGATCTGGGCGGTGGCCAGCTGGTCGATATCCTTCTGCGAGAGTTGCGGCAGCACCTCGATGGCGAATTCCTTGGACATCGATGTCTCGACTCGGGTCGTTCCCGTGCGCTTGTCCTTGACCGTGCGGATGTTCAGAAAGCGCCGAGCTTCGAGTGTCTTGTAGAGGATGTTCGGGATGTGATAGCCGCCATCCGTCGCCTCGCCGTAGGGAATGAACTTCTTGACGTTGCCCAGGTACTCGTTGGCCACCGTCAGCAATTCACCCGGCAGATTCGCCTTCTTCGGGTCCAGACACTGGATCCGTACACGAATGAGCTTCATCTCCTCGTCGTGCAGGTGTTGGCGCAGAGTCTTTTTCTTGACCGGCGTATTCTGGCCGATCAGCGGATTGGCCGGATGCACGTCCGTGCTCGGTGCAGCTTCTTCGGTCGTCTCGCCCATCTTCTCGGCAATCTTCGCCTTGAGGGTTTCGACGGAACTGTTGTTGGACACTGCAATGCCCATCAGCTTGGCACGATCGAGCAGCAGTTGTTTCTCGGTGGGCTGGTTCTCAGCCGGATCTTTGAGGAGTTCGCTCATGATGTCTTCCTTGGTTCTTTGAATCAGGAGCCAAGGGAAAGGAGACTGCGGGGACAATCTCCTTTCCTCTGGTTCAGCCGGACTGCTTAGACCGGTGCGACGGTCTTGATCAGACCAATCCGTTCCGGGCGCTTGATCAAGATGCCGTAGTACCACTTGATCGAGCTGAAGCCTTGCTCACCATACGGGTCCGTCTTGTCGGCGGTGGCCTGGCCCGGCATCTTCGTGAGCACGCTGAACTTGACCGTCTTGCCGTCCGTCTGGAAGCCGATCGTCGTGAACGAATCGTCACCGATGCAGAGCATCGGGAAGATGTCGTAGTGCTCAGAGCCACCCACCGTCGAGGAACGGTAGCCGGGGTTGTCCGTCACCACCGCACCAGCGCCCGCCCAGTGCAGCATTTCCGGCACCTGGATGAAGCGGAACTTGCCGATGGTGCCGACTTCGCCGTTCATGATCGTGCCAGCATCGCCGTAGTGCTGCACTTCGATGAAGGCCTTGTTGCCGAACAAATCGGTGATGGCCATGAGCGCCGGGACCAGCTCCGAGCCCACGAACATGATGCGCGTCGCACCGATCACCTTCGTATCCACCAGACGGGAACCCGTGATGATGGTCGTCGAAGTCGGCGTGCGGTTGTCGGTCAGGATCTGATCCAGGCGGATCAGGTTCTTGTACGACACCACCGAGGCCGGGATTTCCGGCACCGGACCCGCAGCCGGCGTCACTTCACCGGTCACCGTCGCATCCGAGGTGGCCGCACCTGCGAACAGGACGACACCGGGAGCAGCGAGCAGATCCTTCTGCAGCACGGCTTCCGTGATCTGCACGGCACCATTCATGAGCTCGGTCGACAGATGCGACATGAGCTCGGCGTCCGAGTCGAAGTCGAGCGACTCTTGCGTGAACTCGGTGAAGAAACCGAATTTGTGAATCGATCCTTCACGCTCCAGACGGGTGAAGCCGACCCGGTTCACGCGGCCACCGTTTTCGCTGAGCGTCGGCAGCTTCGAGGTGATCGTGCCGATGTCCTTCGACGAACCGTACAGGTTGCCATTGGCAATCGTAGCGCCGGTAGCGTCGATGCCTTGATCGTTGATGTTGCGTGCGTCGAGCAGCGGCACATACTCGTACACCTTGATCTTCTTGCCGTAGTTCTTCGGCATGTTGGTGACCGAGGCGAGCGGCATGAAATACTGCTCTTTGCGGGCGGTGATGATTGCCTTCTTCAGCCAGAAGAAGGTGTTCATCTGGTCCGACGAAGCCGAGTCGATGCTCGACTTCTGACCTTCAGCAGGGGCGTTGTAATTCAACATGAGTCAGGTTTCCCTTTTCAAACACGGTTATGGAACGTTTTCAGAAACTCTTCATCGCTCATGGCGAGCGGATTGACGAGCTTCTTGACCTCTCCGGGAGTGCTCCGCGTTGCCGCAGCGGCACTTGCCTGATCGTTGTTCGTGACCGAAGCCTTCGGGGTGACGACTCGTGTTGCGACTGGCTCTTTCACAGCGGGCTTTTCAACTTCGCTTGAGCCAGAGGAGGCGGGGGATTCCGTGACGTTGGGTTTAGCCAGATCGTTGAAAGCGCCCGCCTTCTGCAACGCATCGCCCACGACCTGGTAGGCCTGGATGAACGGCAGATCAGCTGGAATGGCCCCCAATGTCCGCTGGCGATTCACTTCAGCTTCGATACGGGCGTAAATGCCCATCTCGCGCTGCTCGTGCATCACCTGCATGATTGCAGGGTTCTCCCACAGCACTTCCTTACTGGACTTGTCCCATGTCGAGTTGATTGTCTGAAGTGTCGCTTTACCCTCCTGGTGCGAGTTCAACTCGTCCAGAGTGGTGCGGAAATTCGCTTCAGCATCACTGACCTGGTGATTCCCACCAAGGTAGTTTGAATCTTCGCTGGTATCGATGGACAAGGGATCGACGCCCTTGTCCTTCAGCAGCTTCTGGATTGCCTTGGTGTCGCCGTTGTTCAGGTCGATTAAGAACGAGAGCTTCTCCGGGTCCAGCAGCTGGTTGTTCTCCAGCATCAGCAGCGTCTTTCGATGCGGCTGAATGTCCTGCATCTTGCGGGTGTAGTTGGCCCCCATCTGCATCAGCTGGATGACTTCCTGCGGATCCCGCAGCTCAATCATCTTGCCGTTCGCTTTGAACGGGGCCATCACCTGCTTGTAGAAACCTTCGTAGTCGACAGGTCCAGTCTGGGCAGCTGGCTTGGTTTCGACGGTACTGTCCGTCTTCTCCTTGCCCTGGGCGTCCTTCGCTTCGTCTGCCGACTTGGCGAGAGGATCACTTGCAGTTGCTTCGTCCTTCTTGGTTTCCTTCGACTCCGCAATGGTCGGAACGTTACCACCATTCACCTCTGGTTTACTAGAGGCTTCTTGCGTGGATGCAACATTCGACGCATCAACAACTGCGACTTCAGCCGGTTTGACTTCAGTTGCTGCGTTGTTGACTTCGGTGTTCGTTTC